GACTTGACGGTCGGCGGCATTGCCACTGCTACTACCTTTGACGGTGCACTAGCAACTACAAACCTAACTGGCACGATTACTAATGCACAGTTGGCAGGTAGCATTGCTAACGACAAACTCGCCAACAGCACCGTTTCTTTCGGTGGTGTCAGTCTTGCACTTGGTGCTTCTGATGCTACTCCTGCTTTTGACCTGTCAGACGCCACCAACTATCCTACTTCTAGTCTGACTGGCACGATCACCAACGCCCAGTTGGCAGGATCTATTGCTAATGCCAAACTTGCTAACAGCAGTGTTTCCTTTGGTGGTATCTCCGTTGCTCTAGGTGCTGCTGACGCAACTCCTGCATTTGATCTTCAGGATGCAACTAACTACCCCACCAGCAGTCTGGTAGGCACCATCACCAACGCACAGTTGGCAGGAAGTATCGCTAACGCTAAGTTGGCAAATGATAGTGTTTCCTTTGGTGGTGTAGAGGTTGATCTTGGTGCTGCTGATGCAACTCCTGCCTTTGACCTCCAGGACGCAACGAACCTACCGACGACCAGTTTGACTGGTACCATCACCAACGCACAGTTGGCGGGTTCTATTGCTGACAGCAAACTCAACACGATTAGCACTGCTAACAAGGTCGCTGCAAGTGCTCTTGACATTGATGGTGCTACTGCTACCAGTAGTCTTGCTGACGCAGACCTTCTGCTTGTGGATGATGGTGCTAACGGAACCAACCGCAAACTGACTGCCAGCAACCTGAAGTCCTACGTTCTCGGCGGTGGGTCTGGAGCAACCTTCGCTCAAATCAATGTAACGGGTATTTCCACCAATACCTTCATGAAGTCTACCACCGCCACTGTGGGTGCTGGTCTGACTGTTACTGGCATCATTGATGGCAACGGTGGTATGAACATCAGTGGTGCTGAGAGCACCATGTCTTCTGCTACGGTGTCTGACCTGACTGACGGTCGCATCGTAACTGCTGGTAGTGCCGGTTCCTTGGAAGATGATGCTAACCTGACCTGGGACGGTTCTACTCTGGGAGTTGGTGGTGCTATCAACGGTTCCAATGGAGCGAGCATCACGGGCGCTGAGACAGTTCTGTCCTCCGCTACGGTGTCTGACCTAACTTCTGGTCGCGTCGTTCTTGCAGGGTCTTCTGGTGCCGTTGAGGATAGTGCTAACCTGACGTTCAACGGATCAACCCTTGCAGTCAACGGTTCAATCACTGCCACCAGCAATCTGACCGTCACCGGAGACTTGGTTGTCAACGGTAACACCACTCAGATCAATACTGTCAACACCACGATTGAGGATACTCTCCTCGAACTCCAAAAGGTTGACGGCGGTAACCTGAGCAGCGACACCAACAAAGACGTTGGTTTGGTGATGAACTACTACAGTGGATCTGCCAAGAAGGCAGCGGTCTTCTGGGATGACTCTGCTGCTCGCTTCGTGCTCGCAAGCGAAGCTGCCGAGAACTCCGGTGTTCTTACTCCAAGTGCCTACGCTGGATTGGAAGTTGGTTCCCTGTACGTGAATGATTGTGCTGGCGCTTCGCAGGTGATCTCCTGTTCTGGCACAACTCGATCCTTGGAGAACATAACGATCGATGGAGGATCGTTCTAAAGTTGCTATATAGGGGGAGTTGACTCCCCCTTTTTTTATGAGTGAAAAAGAGCAAGAATTGACAGCAGTCTTGCAAGTGTATATCCAACGCTTGATGGACGAGACTCAGAAATGCATTGCATATGAGGCAAGGATAAACAGTCTCATTGATGTGCAACAGAAATTAGTTGCAAAGATCCAAGACTTACAAGATACCAACCCTGGGTCTGCAAAGACCACCAAAAAATAATGCAATCTTATTTTGGGGGTGTCTGGAAAGACCATAACTTTGAAGGTTATGAGCACTCCGGATACCAAGTTGTCGAACACGTAAATGCCCAGAACCCTTCCAGCGTTTTAGATGTTGGTTGTGGGTATAATCGTTTTCGCGATCTCATACCAGGTCTAATAGGCATAGACCCATATAACCCAGAGGCACATCTGCATCTGTCGTTAGAAGATTACTATGCCTACGATTTCCCTCCGGCAGACATTGCATTATGTCTAGGGTCAATCAATTTTGGTGATGAGGAAACTATTGATTCCCAAATCAAGATGTTGGATAAGTTGTGGTTGAAAGAATGTATCTTCAGGGTAAATCCTGGTATTGCTCATGATTGGGCAGATCACGAAGGTATCATTTGGTATCAGTGGACAAAAGAAAAAATAAATAGTATTGCCGTTACATACAACTATAACTTAGAGTGTTTGGAGGAGGAACTTTCTCCACAAGGACACCTACGTTATTATTTTCGGTACACTAAATAACAACGTAGATAGGATTCAAAAATGCTTTCTGGAACCGATTTTGTCAAGAAAATCAAGGAAGGTAATAAAGAACTGTTCGCCACTTCCCGTGCGAATGTGCGACGTTTCTTTGCCTCCTCCCCTAGCGATGAGTATCTGGTTGAGCATTTCCGTGGCCGCATGGTCAACGAAGCTCAAAACATGTATGCCATCGCCGGTCAAGTCGCCTCCGCCGACCCCAGCACGGATGTCCGTGATCTGGAACTGCTGAGCAAGCAGGCACTCGACGAAGCAAAGCACTTCCGTATGGTCAAGGAAGTGATCGAGCACATCACCGGTGAAGAACTGGATGTTGCTGCTGCATTTGCTGCTGAAGAAGACAAGCCTCAGGCAAAGGGTGCTTCCCTGCTTGAGAAGTATGAAGCTGCTGAAGATCCCGCTGCCCTCGCTGCCTATCAGCTCGTTGCTGAAGGTCGTGCAGAAGCAGTCTGGAACGAGATGGCAGAATGTGTTGATGACACCTTCATCTCTTCCCGCTATGCCGCTATCGCCAAAGACGAAGGTTTCCACTCCAACCTGGGTGGTCGTGCTCTGAGTCGCCTGGTCGAAGGTAGTGCTGAACTGCAAGACCGTGTTCTCGCTCTGGTTGAGCGTATGCGTTCTGATCTCCTGGAGATCTCCCGCCAGAACACCGCTACTCCGCTCGCCGTTGTTTGAACGGTTTGCGACCTTCCCTAATAGTGTCATCTAACCAGTGATGGTCGATGGCACTTACATACTTTCCATTGGCATCGCTGGTTATATACTGGTCGATGCCTTTGGTCGTTACAGGGAAGTTGATCATCTCTGCAACGTACTTGATATAATTTTCTCCCCAAAGGAAAAAGCATTCATGTGACAAGAAGTGAGTTTCAATCCACTCGTCATTGATAATATGCTTGTAATACTCCATAGCAGTCGGTAGGGTAACTTCCCCGCCGACTCTTTTTTGTTGGACAGCGTTGATATTTTGATCTCTAGTAATGATCGCAACGATAGGTTGAACACCAAGATGCAATGCTTGATGACATACCTGTGAAATTTTTGGTGTCTGTCTTACCCCATCATAAAAGAATGGGACGCTTACATTTGCTAGAAAATAATCTCCCTCAGGGAAGTCTAGCAAGTCTGGGTTTACCCAATACTCAGCAAAAGGTTCTTCATCAGAGGGAACCCAATAATTTGTTTTTAGTTTTTCCCAACCAATAACATCTGGATGCTGACTAAACACCCTAGCAAACAAATGATTACCAGATCCTTGTGGACCAGTAACGATAAGTAATTTTTTGTTTCTTTGTCGCCTTCCTTTTACCACACTAGACCATGGTGCATACAATGGACCATCATAGTCTTTCTTTGATTGCATTAGCGATGACTCGGTGACCTAGTGAATTGGGGTGACCCCCGTAACCATCATAATATTGTGGATGGTCACATCTAAATCCAATTATATCATGGATATTGATGATTGGACTATCTATCATATCTTTCCAACACGAGTCTGTGAAATGATTGTGTTTTGGATTATGTCCGTCAATACTTAGAAATACATATTTCAATCCTTTCATTCTAAGGAATGTCTGCATAAAAAATATATTCTTATGCATATTTTCCTTACCAATATGCATAGTCCACAATTCATTATTGTATATTGCTTTTGCAAATTTCCATCGCTTTACCCTACGGGATTCAAGTTTTAGATTCTGAGGTGTGATGGGAAGATACCCGTCTTGAAGAGGAACCTCAGTTCTAGTGTGTAGGGTAAACTGAACTACAACAGTATCATATTTTCCTGGGTTTGATTCTATTTCAGATATAGTATTTCTAACAATGGCATCATTGCAGAGACCACATTTACCGATGTTGTGAGAATGAAAATGTGAAGAAAATCTTTCGTTATCTCGATCTATTAGTTCGGCACCATAGGTGAATGAACACCCACTGAATAATATCATTTTTTCTTTAGACTTTGAAAGTAGAGTTTGTAGTATTTCTTTTTCATTTCATCAATGACATTCATATCTTCTTCAAATCCCATGTACTTGAGATTTTGGTAGGTTCCTTCCATGTCACTAATAAGTAGTAACAAGTTACAAGGTTCTACTTCTCTTCCACCAAAATCATATCTGCCCATTAGCAGCACAGATCTCTATCAAGATCTACGTATGTTTTGTTGGGGTTCCATTTAGAAGGAACTCCTGTCTTATTGCAATCATCTAGAGGACTAGTTTTTACATACGAAATGTATTTTTGGTTAGCGTCAGTTTCTAAAATGTTTTGAATTCTTGGATCATACCAAGCAATAGGAATACCAACATCCAATGATTTTAGATACTCTCTCCGGTAGAGATATAGGAGTTCGTAACTAAGGAATGTTGGGTTCTTGATTTTAGATAACTGATCGAAAAAATAATGTTGGGTATCTTGTCCGCGAATGCGTGACTGTTGATGAGATAGAATATTTTTATCTCGTCCTAAGACGAGCACTTTGACCTTGATCCCCATACTCTCGGCGACAGTGCAAAACTGCACGACGTTTGGACAGCGTAAGGTCCCTTGAGATTTTATGCCGAGGGGGATGCTAACTGATGTAAAGAAATATTCACTTTGAGACCAATCAAAGGTTCGCAAGGTATCAGGGTCTTTCCAATACTCTGCGAAGGGTTCGGATAATCGGTGTGCTTCCCAATAATTATCGAGCAGCGTTTTCCACCCAAAGACTTCTTCGTGTAGCGAGAAGATTTTTGACCAAAGATGGTTGCCCGATCCTTGAGGTCCAATAAGTACACAGAGAGTCTTCATGTAGTATCGTAATCCCCTACTAATTATAACACATAAATATTGTGACAGTGGTATATACCACTCATTGATGCTACATAGCACCGATATAAATGGCAGCTCCTCAAATAAAAGTCAAGCGATCTAGTATCGCGGGTAAGGTCCCCCATTACCCAGATTCAATATCTCTAGGGGAATTTGCGATCAACACCACGGACGGTAAGGTCTTTATCGCCGCAGGACAAGATGGTGTTGGCGTCGGTGTTACTGTACGAGAAGTTGGTATATCAACTGAGCACGTACTATCGTCTGGTATTGGTACTTTCGGAGACCAGACTGTTGTAGTTGGTGCAGCACAGACTCAGTTTTTAGTTAGAGGAAATGGTCGGGTTGTTGGTGTTCTAACCGTAGGAAGCGGTAGTGTAACCCTCAATGACGACAGCGTAAATGTTGGTGCAGGTACAACACTACTTACCACTGGATTGCAGGTTGGTGGTAATGGGGTATTTGTTCACTCAACTGGATATAATGTAGGTAATACTTTTGTTCACAACGCAGGTCTTACTGGATCGGGTGCAAACCTATCAGGTATTGTAACCTGCTTTGGTCTGGATATAACTGGCAATGCTCTTTCTGGTAACCTAAACTCTACTGGTATTAGTACCATTGCAGGGTTTACGTTCCCATCATCTGACGGTTCTGAAGATCAGGCACTCGTTACTGATGGAAATGGTTCCCTATCCTTCAAGACACTATCAGGTGGTGGAGGTGCTGTAGGTGGTGCTACAACTATTAGCACGGCTAACATTGAGGCAACCCAAGGACAAACTGCATTTACTGCACCTAATGTATTTGATGACGGTCAGCAGGCAACTACATTCTCTGTACAGGTAAGTATCAATGGCGTCAAGCAGAGATTAGGTGCTTCTAATGATTATCAATTATCAGCACCACAAACAGTAACTTTCAACTCCGGACTTACCGTAGGGGATAATGTACAGATTAGTGTCTATTTTGGACACACGTTTGAAGAAGAATTTTTTACGTCAACGCAGAACCAAACAACATTTACGCTTTCTGGTAATCTTGCTGCTGCTAAGAACTATAGAGTTTTTCTAAATGGAGTCAGACTTAGAAGAGATATTGACTATCAGGCATCTGCTGCTGTTGTTTTAGCGCAAGCTTGTGCTGATGGTGATGAGGTTGATATCTGTTCAGACCAAGCAGAAGACCAACTAACTGCTAGTGCTGGTCAAACGTCATTTGCCCCATCAAACTCCGATACATCTTCAGATAATATGGAAGTATATCTGAACGGTATCTTGTTACAGAGGACAGAGGATTGGACTATTGGCAATCCTGCTATCACAATTATCAACCCTGTAACTGGTCTAGATGTAGGTGACGAGTTAGATGTTGTCGTAAGACGTTCATAAATAAAAGAAAGTCTTGAATAAATGGCGAACCCATCTACAAGACAGGAGTTAGTCAACTACGCCAAAAGGCAACTGGGTGCTCCGGTTCTTGAAATCAATGTTGCTGATGAGCAAATTGAAGATCTGATGGATGATGCCATTCAGATTTATCAAAATCGCCACATGGATGGCGTAGAATTGATGTATCTGAAACATCAAGTCACTCAGGATTTTCTTGATGCAATCCAAGCTAAAGGAAACGATAAAGGGACTGGTATCACTACCACCACCGCTAGTGCAACTATTACTGGAATTGGCACTACCACCTTTAGTTATGAGGAGAACCAGAATTTCATCCAGATTCCTGACGCTGTTATTGGGATCGAAAGAGTTTTCAAACTGGACAATCGTCTGATCTCGACGAACATGTTCAACATCAACTATCAAATGATGTTGAATGATGTGTACTTCTTCAGTTCAATGGAACTGCTTGGGTACACGATGACCAAGCGATACTTGGAAGATCTGGACCATATCCTGCATCCAGATAAACAGATTCGATTCAACCGTCGTCAGAATCGCTTGTATCTAGATGTAGATTACTCTAGCATGCAAGCGGGTGACTATTTGATTATTCGTTGTTATAGGGTTCTAAATCCGAATGACTATAACAAAGTATACAATGATCCTTTCTTGAAAAAATACTTCACTGCATTGTGTAAAAAGCAGTGGGGTATGAACTTGATCAAGTTCCAAGGTGTCAAGTTGCCTGGTGGTGTTGAACTCAACGGCAGACAAATCTACGAAGATGCTCTTGGCGAGATTGAGAAACTTGAGGAGAGGATGACATATGAGTATGAACTTCCTCCTCTTGACCTGATTGGATAATGGCACTAAACCCTTTCTTTCAGCAAGGCACAGTAGGTGAACAAAATCTCGTACAGGATCTAATCAACGAACAGATCCAAATGTATGGGGTAGAGTTCGTTTACCTGCCTAGAACTTTTGTAAATATAAAGAATGTGATGCGGGAGGTCACGAGTTCTGAGTTCAAGAACTCCTTCCCGATTGAAGGTTATATCGAATCATATGAAGGATTTGATGCTGGATATAATCTGCTTACAAAATTTGGTGTGAGAACCACCGCAGAGATGAAGATTGTCATCTCTCAGGATAGGTATACAAACTACATTACACCGCTGATTGCAGGAAGAACTGGTTTATCAAACGATCCTACTCGTCCTCTAGAAGGCGATCTTTTATATTTCCCATACAGAGATCTTCTGCTAGAGATCAAGTATGTTGATGATGTAAGCAACTTCTATCAACTACGGAAGAACTATTCATATACTCTAACGTGTGAACCGTTCGAGTATGAAGATGAGGTTATTGATACTGGAATCACTGTCGTAGATGACGATTTCAGGACTGCTGGTTACAACGCTACCTTGAGACTGGTCTCGGTCGGCAATACCGCAACTGCAATTACTAGTGTTCAAACAGGCATCCGTTACATCAAATTGCTGGACGGTGGTACTGGATGGACTGCTGATCCTCCAGTCAAGATTGCTCCTCCTCAAGCTGGCGGAACGACAGCAACTGTTGTTGCAATTACTAGCGAAACGTCAGGATTCAGACGCCGCAGAATTAGTGAACTCTATATCACTAATCCTGGTTCTGGTTACACAAGCACCCCCTCCATCCAATTCCTTCCTGAAGATGGTAAGGGTATTGGTGGTGCTGCACAAGTTGCCATCTCCACTACAGGTGGTGTTGGTGTTGTTACGATCACCTCTGGTGGTGGTGAGTATGTTGTTCCTCCCACGATTACCTTCTCCGCACCTCCCGGAGCAGGTCACACCGCTAAAGGTTATGGTGTACTTGGAAACACTGGAAACCTTGAATCTATTCGGATTACTGATGCTGGTAGTGGTTACACCAGTGCTCCCACTATTCAAGTCTCTGCTGCTGGAACTATTGGGGTCGGAACATTCTCTTATGGAGAAGTCATTACCGGTCAGTCTTCTCTCAGCACAGCGTTTGTAACCGGTTGGAATGCTTCCACTCTGACCCTGACAGCACGCAACATCAGCAACGACTTCCAACTCGGCGAACTAATCGTTGACAACGAAGGTTCTGCGTATCGTCTAAATACTATTGACTATGATGATACCGAAGAAGAGTTCAACACTGGTGACGTGATTGAGATTGAAGCAGACGGTATTTTAGACTTTACAGAGAAAAATCCATTTGGTGAAGTATAATGATTGGTAATTATTTTTACAATGAGACTATTCGGAAGACCGTAATCGCATTCGGTACTCTGTTCAATAACATCACTATCAAGAAGTATGCTAGTGATGGTAAGTCTATTAGTCAGATCAAAGTCCCCATTGCATACGGACCTATTCAAAGGTTCCTTGCACGCATTGAACAACAATCAAACTTTGATGACAACATAGCGATCTCTTTGCCTCGCCTGTCATTTGAGTTGTCTTCATATACTTATGATGCTAGCAGGAAAGCATCACCTATTCAAAAATTTACTATGAAATCTCCGTCTCAAAAGACGAAGATCAAAAAAATGTTTCTACCCGTCCCATATGATGTGGGATTCAGACTCAGTTTTGCAACCAAGTTGCAAGACGATGCCTTGCAAATTATAGAACAAATTTTACCATTCTTCCAACCCGCTTACAGCGTGACAGTGAACATGCTGGAGGGTGTGGAAGAGAAGAGAGATATTCCCTTTACTCTAACAAACGTATCGTTTACTGATGAGTATGAGGGTGATTTTTCAACTCGTAGATTCATTCAATATGATCTAGATTTCGTAGCAAAGACTTACTTTTATCAAGAAGTACCTACGGACGAAAATGGAATTATCAAAAAAGTTCAAATCGATTACGCTACCGCTATCCGAGCTCCAAGGGAGCAACGGTACACTGTTGTTCCACAAGCCGCCAAAGATTATAATGATGATGGCACGGGATCTCTTGCTGCCACCCTCACCACAAAGCAAACTCTCGTAAAAGTTACATCAGGATCTTCCTTCGCTGTTGGTGGATTTATTCAAATCAACAGCGAAGTCATGAAGATCAAAGAGATCTCTGGTAACGACTTGATCGTCAACCGTGGACAGTTTGGCACCAGTATCGATTCCCACGCAAGTGGAGATAGTATCGATCTGGTCAACAAATCTGATTCTGATCTTATTGATTATGGCGATACCTTTGGATTCACAGAGACCAGATCTTTCTTTGATGCAGATGGTCTTGAATTCAGTACTGTTACTGGCACTGATGAATTATGACAAAAGACTTTGATGCTATCGATAAAGCACTAGATGTAAAATCTGAGATTGTCAATGAGACAAAGGCAATCAAGAAAAAGATCAAGGAGACTCCAGATGCTCCTGATCAAGACTACGAGTATTCTCGTGCCCAACTTTATAATCTTGTAGAGAAAGGACAGGAAGCAGTAAACGGTATCCTTGACGTGTGCATGGATACTCAACATCCCAGAGCATATGAAGTTGCTGGTCAGTTGATCAAACATGTTGGTGATGTTACTGACAAAATCGTTGATCTACAGAAGAAGATGAAGGATCTGAAAGCAGAAGATGGTCCTAAAAATGTCACTAATAACGCGCTATTTGTTGGTAGCACGAGTGAACTACAGAAGATGATCAAGAAGGGTCTGCTAAATAATACGGACAAGTAGTCTCATTAGATGAAATATACCTATAGATTGCCCATCTTTGAGGCACCTGGAGATGCGTTCGCTAAGATGAGCGACGACCTGTTTGCGGACTATCTGAAGAAGAATCCTGCTACTGCGGAAAGGGCGAAACAAGTTCGTAAGCAGGCACAAGCACGTGCTGCTAAGGCAGGGGCAAAACCCACTAGTGGTGCTAGTTCTAGTTCGGCAAAACCATCCGGACAGAAAAAGTTAGGAACTAGTGCAATTATCAGGAATGATCGTGTTGTCAAAAGTGATTCACAAGGCAATAAGTCTAATAAGGTTGGTGGCTCTGGTGGTAGCAAGCGTGTGTCTTCTGCTGGGGGCACAGCAGTAGATATGGGTGTGAAGAAGGTGAAGGTTCGGGACGTAACTCCTGGACAGAAAAAACTTCCTGGTTCAGCAGGTGGTTCTACGTCTTCCTCA